CTATATGAATCATAAAATTTATAACATTAAATAAATCCTTACAGGGGGTGATGTATCTTTCGTGCTTATCGGCACATTGGTTACTTTGTTTTGGCGACACACCCTCTGTAAGGTATTTATATAAATGAATATACCAAAAAGAATTGCCCGACTAAAGGCTTTATTTGACCACAGCCACAATCATGTTAAGCAGATGAATATATTTAGCTGCCCAGACAATGACCCAATACTTACAATGTATTATATCCAAGAGCGTATAAACTTTTTAAAAAAGCTGCAATAATATGATACGACCATTTGTAAAAATTAGCGAACAAGACCTCCAAATTGCAGAGGAATTTTTTGAAAATGAAAAGCACTTTAATGAATTTTTAGTGAACGTTTTTAAATATTATCGAGGCAGAAATATTCAAATAAAAACAAAAATCGTTCAAAAATATTTTAATTCGTACAAGAAGACTATGGACTTTGTTATTGGTTCTGCTAAAAGTGGTAAAGAAGGCGGTTTGAAAAAAGCTGAAAATCAAACAGTTAACTCCGATACCCTACAAGGGGGGTACGAAAACCCTATAAGCACCCCTAAGGACACCCATCTACCTAATAAGAAAGTAATAAGTAATAAGCAGAAATCAATAAACAATAAAGATAAATCTATTTCTGAATTTGACAAGCAAATTCGAGCAGAGAGCAAACAGTTTTTTTTAAACTGCTATCAATCTAAAACGGGTAGTGAGTTTTATTGGGAGGTAAAAGACGCAGTTGCCCTTACAAAACTGCTCGACAAAATCAAAGCAAAAGTACGCGAAAAATTCCCGCAAATCGAAAGTGAATCAACAGAGTTTGGAGAAAAGTTAACAAACGGATTTCAGTTAATCCTAACAAATATCAAGGACAAGTGGATTTTAGACAACTACTCATTGCCGATTATAAACACAAAATTTAACGAAATTTATTCACAAATAACAACAAAAGCACATGACACAAATAATATCGCAGACCTCGTCAACTTCGCAGTTGGAGCAAATCAATAGAATTGCATTTATTTCAAAATCTTTAAAAGTTTGTGTACTTGCAGACCAAAATTTTAAATACAGCGATGAAGTATTGGCTTATTGGGCTACTGAAATTAATTCAGACTACCCAACTTTAGAGCAAGAAAAGCTAAAAGAAATTATTAAAAGCGGCTCAAAAGGAGTATATGGAAAGTATTACAGCATAAACCTTTCAATCGTTTATGAATGGATTAAAGCGGCTACAAAAAGCAAAATGGTTTTTTAGATGATAGTTTTTGACAAAGAAACCAAAATCGAGTACGACATTGACATTCATCACAGCGGAGAAAATGTTATGCGCTGCCCCGTTTGCTCCGATGATAGAAAAAAGCGGCACTTAAAATGTTTTAGCTACAACACAGAAAAGCAGTCGGGCAAGTGTTCGCATTGCGATGCAGTACTAATCAAAAAAAATGAAGAATTTGTGAAACGCGAAATAAAGCCATATAAGACACCTATTTTTAAAAATGATACCCAACTATCGGACAAGGTAGTAAAGTGGTTCAGAGATAGGCAAATTAGCCAAAAAACGCTATTAGAATTAAAAGTTACAGAAGGCAAAGAATATATGCCTCAAATTTCAGCAGAAGCAAACACAATTCAATTTAACTATTTTCGAGATGGAGAAATTGTAAATACTAAATATCGAGATAGTCAAAAAAACTTTAAAATGTTTAAGGATGCAGAATTGATATTTTACAATATAGACTGCCTTAAAAATTTTGATGAAGTAATAATTGTTGAGGGCGAAATAGATGCTTTAACACTTTGGGAGTGTGGTTTTAAAAATGTTGTCAGCGTTCCCAACGGAGCAAACTTAAACAGAAACAACCTTGTTTACCTTGACAACTGTATAGATTTATTTAAAGAGGACACAAAAATAATCCTTGCACTTGATAATGACAAAGCAGGAAACAACCTTAGAGATGAATTAGCAAGGAGGTTTGGATTTGAAATGTGCAGCAAAGTAGTTTTTAAAGACTGCAAAGATGCCAATGAGTGCATGGTTAAGTACGGAGCAATAGACATAGCCGACTGTATTAAAAATAGAGAAGAATACCCTTTAGAGGGAGTTTTTACAGCAAAAGATATTGATGCTGAAATAAACGACTTTTACTATAATGGATTGCCAAAAGGAGCAAGGCTAAATGTACCACAGTTAGACGAAAGACTTGAATATCATTTAGGTTACTTAACCACTATTACGGGAATACCCTCTCATGGAAAGTCAGAGTTTTTAGATTTTATGCTTTGTAAATTATCAACTTTGCATGATTGGAAGTTTGCTTTATATTCTCCCGAAAACTACCCACTTCAACTTCATTTCAGCAAAATAGCAGAAAAGTTAATCGGGAAACCTTTTAACGGAAACAATAGAATGAATGAAATGGAATTAAAGTTAGCAAAAGAGTTTTTTGATACACATTTCTTTTTTATTAAGCCCGAAAAGAATTTTACCTTAGACAATATACTTGCATCGGTAAAATCACTTATAAGAAAAAAAGGAGTAAATGGATTTATAATTGACGCTTGGAATAAGTTAGAGCATAATTACGACAATGAATCAAGATATATTTCAAAGGAATTGGATAAAATTACTATGTTTACAGAAGTTAACAATGTAATGGGTTTTGTTGTAGCTCACCCGACTAAAATACAAAAAGACAAAGTAACTGGCAAATTTGAAGTTCCAAACCTTTACTCAATAAATGGCTCGGCAAATTGGTACAACAAAACTCACAACGGAATAACTGTTTACAGAGATTTTGACACAAATACTACTTTTGTTTACTTTCAAAAGGTTAAGTTTAAGCATTGGGGTTCAATAGGACAAGCGGAATTAAATTGGAATATTAACAATGGCAGATATTATTCAAATACCTATGACAATACAAATTGGCTGCTAAAAAATGAACAACAGCAGTCCATCCCCCTCGAATCCCCTATTAAACCAAACACCGACTTTGACCAACCAAAAATAACAGTAAGCAATGGAGGATTTGTACCAAAAGAAACCGATGATTTGTTCTAATTTAGAATAAGTATAAATAAACCCCTATATCTTGTAACAAACAAACAAAGGTTATATATTTGCAGAAACTAAAAAACTAACTAATGGACGAAAGAGATTATATAGCCATGTGCGAATCAGAAAATAAGCCAACAAGCAATACTTTATTAAACACCGAAGCAGTAATAAAACTTGAAAACAGAGCCAACGAATTAATAAAAGGAGTAACTTATGTTATGGGAGCAGATGAAACAGATGGCAATTTCTCATACTGCTTAATAAGAAAAGAAAAACACGATAATTCAACACATATTGTTTTGGCTAAAACAATGCAAGATGAAGGAAACTTTGTTGAGGAAGTTGAAAATTTAGCAAAATATTTTAACGCAGTTAAGATTTGGGAAGAAAACAAACCATTGCGTAAATTTCCTATTTGGTCAACTGAATGTACTTCATGTAAAAAAGGCAGAGTATTATTATTTGAAAAAGGGGGAACTGGAAAATGTGATAAATGCAAAAGAACTTTTTACACAGATTATGAAGAACATCCTGAACTCGGAACACCTCAAACCGAATATTGGCTTATTGATTAAGAATTAAAAGATATATAAAACAATGGAATATAGCTACGCTAACGGTTTGCAGCTAAACGAGGTGGCTGATTAATACCTCGAAACTTAATTTGAAACACAATGGATGAAAGAGACAACAAAGCTATGAACAAAGAACTGAACCAGCCATCTTGTTTAGCTGCTGTTAGCGGTTCGTTGCAATTTAGAGAGCCACTATGTTTAACTGTAAAATACGCCCTTGCTTTTGAATTTAGGGCATTAGTTGAGCGGATGCAAGATTGCAAAATAAAAAACGTGATTGAAATTAAATCATGCGAATTGCTACAATATTGGATTGAATGCCCTAAAGAAAAAGAGAATGAAATAACCGATATGGCTTTTATGACGTGGATAAAAAACCCAGTGTTTCAAAAATATTACCACGACACAAGGGCGTTTCAAGAAATAGCAGAAAAGTATGTTTCGGAGCGGTGTCAGCAATGACCGCTAACGTTATCAGGCTTGGCGAAGTGCGGGCTTAACAGCACAAAAGTTTAATTGAAAGACAAAAGTTTATGATAAATACAGAAGATAAATTGAAAGACGAAACCCCGCATTTTGCCAAACCCGTGTTATGTGCTGGTGCGGTTTCCAAAGACGGAATTTCATTGATACACGGAGATAGTTTGCAAGCCTTGAAAAGCTATGGTGACAATTACTTTGATGTGGCAATAGTTGACCCACCTTATGGACTTGGCGACCGTTTAGTAAAGGGTGGTGCAAAAGGTGGAATGGGAACGATGAAAAATTTAGCTGATGAAAAAGTAACAACTTGGGATGATAAAATACCACCACCCGAATACTTTACGGAATTGCAAAGAGTATCTAAAAATCAAATTATTTGGGGAGGGAATTACTTTCTTGATTATTTGGGTAAGACAGATGGTTTTGTTGTGTGGGATAAGATGAACGGAACTAATCCAATGGCTGATGCTGAACTCGCTTGGCAGAACATAAAAGGAACGACAAGAATGTTTAGATGGCATCATTTCAGCGGAGAAAGAACAACTAAAATACATCCGACACAAAAGCCCACACAACTATACAAATGGCTACTTGAAAACTACACAAAGGAAGGGGATTTGATTTTAGATACACATTTAGGAAGTGGAAGTATCGCCATAGCTTGCCACCAAATGAAACGAAAACTTATAGGATATGAAATTGATGCAGATTATTACCGAAAGGCTTGCAAACGATTTGAAGAACAAACTCGTCAAACAGCACTATGGTAGCACTTGCACATAACGGCTACGGCTATGTGCAGTAGCGGATTTGAAAAACAAAACTTTAAATAACAGATAAATTATGATAGTAGAACAAATGTTAAAGAACGCACCGAACCCGCTATTGCATATAGCCGAT